CACCGTCACTGAGGGCGACGTGATCGATTACGGCGCGATCAAGGTCGCGCTGCGCGCCGACGCTGAGGTCTACGACCTGCGGGAGATCGCGTTCGACCGCTGGGGCGCGACCCAGCTATCGACGGACTTGATTGACGAGGGGTTCCCGCTGATCCAGACCGGGCAGGGGTTCGCGTCGAACTGCTGCGGCTCGTCGCCGCCGGGCACTACCGCCACGGTCACAACCCCGTCGCCCGCTGGCAGGCCGGGAACCTCGTGACCCGAGCTGACCCGGCGGGGAACGTCAAGCCGGACAAGTCCCGCAGCGCCGACAAAATCGACTCGATCGTCGCCGCGATCATGGCACTTGACCGCGCGATAAGGCACGCTGGCGGGGAGGACGACTACGCCGCCGCCGGGTTCTGATCGGAGGACACCGTGAGCGAGCCGCTGTTGATATCGGACGAGTGGCGCGAGCTGGACGAGCTGCGCGCCCGAGCGTCGCGCAAACTGGACGACCAGGCCCGCCGCGCCCGCCGGTTCCAGACGTATTACGACAACGAGGCGGGCATCGTCGCCATGCTCGACACCGAGGAGCGGCAGGTATTCAAGTCGCTGCTGGCCGAAGCGTCGGCGAACTGGTGCGAGCTGGTCGTCTCGGCGGTGTGCGAGCGGATGCGCGTGATCGGGTTCCGCGTCGGCACCGAGGAGGACAACGAGCTGGCGATGTCCATCTGGCAGGCGAACGGGATGGACGCCGACAGCGAGCTGGTGCAGACCGACGCGCTCGTGACCGGGCAGTCGTTCGTGCTGGTGCAGCCCGACGAGCGGAACGCCGCCGGGGTCAGCATGACGATCGAGTCACCCGAGCAGGCGACGGTCCTCTATGAGCCGGGCAACCGCCGCCGCCGGATCGCCGGTTACAAGCGCTGGTCCGACGCGGAGCACTACCGGACGACGGACGTGCTGATCCTGCCCGACGAGATCGTGACGTGGCGGCCGGGGGAGCGCGGCCCGGAGATCGAGCGGAACCCGGCCGGGGTCGTCGGCCTGGTAGAAGTGGCGCCGCAGCCGCGCACGCTGAGGCCGCCGCGGTCGGAGCTGGAGTCGGCCGTGCCGATTCAGGACCGGATCAATACGACGATCTGGAACCGGCTCGTGGCCACCGACTACGGCGCGTTTAGGCAAGTCTTCGCGACGGGCGTCAAGATGCGGCGCACCACGACCACCACGCCCGAGGGCGAGACGGTCAAGATGACGCCGCCGTTTGAGGTCGGCGCGAACCGGCTGCTGATCTCCGAGAACCCCGAGAGCCGGTTCGGCGCGATCGCGGAATCAACCTTGGAGGGCTACCTCCGCGCCGTCGAGCAGGACGTTACGCAGCTCGCCGCGATCACCCAGACCCCGCCGCATTACCTGCTGGGGAAGGTCGTCAACCTGGCGGCCGACGCGATCAAGGCGGCTGAGGCCGGGCTAGTCGCCAAGACCGGACGGCGCGCGCTGCACGTCGGCGAGGCGTACGAGGAAGCGATGCGGATCGCGCTGACCCTCATCGGCAGCCCGGCGTCGGCGAACCAGTCGTCCGAAGTGGTGTGGGCCGATTTCGAGACGCGCTCGACGGGGCAGCTCACCGACTCCCTCGTCAAGATGAGATCGCTCGGCGTGCCGCTCCAGGTGCTATGGGAGCGGTACGGCGCGACGCCGCAGGAAGTCGAGCGCTGGGTGGAGCTGCGCGCCGCCGAAGTCGCCGCCGGGCTCGGAACCGGGCTGCACGAGGTTCCGCCGCCGCCGCCCGCGCCGCAGCAGATCGAGCCCTGAGCAGACAAGGAGCACCCCCGATGACCACCCCCCCGGCACCCGCCCCGCCCGGCACGGCTGACCCCGGCCAGCCGCCCCCGCCGCCACCGCCCCCGCCGCCGCCCGCGCCGCCCGCGCCGCCCGCGCCGGGGCAGCCGGACCCGAAGCCCGCCGGGGCCGAGCTGGAAGCGGCGCTCGCCGCCGAGCGCCAGAAGTCCAAAGACCTGGAACAGCGGCTCGCGAGGATCGAGCGGGCGAACATGACCGAGCAGGAAAAGGCGGTCGCCACCGCCCGCGAGGAGGGCAAGGCCGAGGCGGCAGCAGAGCACGCGCAAGAGCTGGCCGCCGCCGAGTTCCGGGCGCAAGCCGCCGGGCGGGTCGCCAACCCGGACGCGGCGCTCGCGGTGCTCGACCTGGCCAAGCTGCTCAAGGACGGCAAGCCCGACAAAAAGGCGATCGGGGCGCTGGTCGAGCAGCTCGCCGCAGTGCCCCCGCCGCCAGGCCGAGTCCCGGCCGGGCCGCGCGACGGCGGCAACGCGAACGGCGACCTGTTCCGCGACATCATGCGCGGAAGTTGACGGGCTGCGGCTAGCGGGGGGATGCTGGCCCCGTTGCCGTGCGGCGCGATGCCAGCGGCAGCCGGTAGCCGAATCCGGGTGCTTCACGAGGCGCGATGCCGAGGCCCGGCCAGCGCGCGGCGCGATGCCCGCGCAGGCGCGAGGTAGCGCGAAAGCGGCGTGACCTGTCGTCGCGCTGAAAGCTGCCCGCCATGCCCCTGTCCGATTTCTCGGGGATCATCCCCCACGAGTACAGCCAGCAGATCATTGACGAAGTGGAGCAGCGGTCAGCCGTGCTCCAGCTCGCCCAGACAATGCCGATGGGCACCCGGATTACCGAGCTTCCGGTGACCGGCAAACTCCCCACCGCGCAGTGGGTCCACGGGGCCGGGGCACCGCCCGCCGGGACCGGCCGCAAGCCCTACACGGACCTGACCCTCGTGCCGCAGACGATCACCGCCGAGGAGATCGCCGCCGTGGTGGCGATCCCTCAGCAGTACCTCGATGACAACACGATCAACCTGTGGAACTGGGCGCGGCCGAAGATGGCCGAGGCCATCGCGATCAAGCTCGATGAGACGGTCCTGTTCGGCGGGCCGGTCGCGAACGTCCCGGCGACCTTCCCGGTCGGCGGCGTAGCCGCCAACCTCTACTCGACCGCAGTCGGCGGCGGGGCCGGGCCGTTCCCGACCGCGATCGACGCGGTAGACGCCGTGAACAACGCGATGAGCTACGTCGAGGGCCAGGGCCTCAACGTGACCGGGCACTCGGCCGACATCGGCGCCAAGGGCCGGTTCCGTGGCGTCCGCGACCAAACCGGGTCGCTGCTGCTCGGTACCGAGCAGGTCGGCACCAGACAGCGCCCCACCCTCTACGGCGAGCCGATCGCCTACAGCCAGTACGCCGGGAACCCACCGAACACCGGCAACGTCAATTTCATCACTGGCGCGTGGGATTACCTGGTTATCGGCGTGCGGGAGGACATCAGGTTCCGCATCGACCCGTCCGGCGTGATCGCCGCCCCCGACGGCACGATCGCGGTCTCTGGGTTCCAAGACAACGTGGTTCCGTGCAAGATTTGGGCCAGGTTCGGGTGCACGATCATCAAGCCGGTTACCCCGCGCGTGCCCGGCGGAGCGGTCCCGTTCGCCCGCTGTAACCTGCTCAACCTGACTGCCCCGGCTGGCGGCGCGCTGCTCGCCAACCACCCGCACGGCGCAGTCGATCCCCCGCGCGACGAGGGCACCGGGCGCGGCGCGGCCAAGAGGTAACCGATGAGGATCTACGGTCTCCTCGCGCTGGTCGCGACCGGCTGCCTGATCGTGATCACTATCGCGGTCGGCCACATCGCCGGGTGGTGGTGACCCGTGAGCAGCCCGGCCCGGTGGGAGTCGTGGGCGCCGCCGCTCGCGCCGCCCGCTGAGGGCGGGCTGTCTCGCGACGACGCCGCAGCGATCGCGGCGGCGTGGTGGGACGACGACCCGCACCTGGCCGCCGCCCTGATGTGGGAGGCGTACGCGGCGACGCTGCCCCCGGCGCTCGCCGTCGCGCAGGTCTCGACCGGCGCGCAGTCAGTCAGCTACGGGCGGGCGACGCCCGGCGGTGATCTCGGCGCGGCGATGTCTCGCGCAGCGTGGCACCGCTCGATGGCCGACACGTCCGGGTCGGTGCCGTGCGAGGTCGTCCCGCCGCCCGGACGGCCGCGGCCGGTCGGTCTCGCGTGGGAGGTGGCCAGCCTTGACGCTGATGCTGGCTACTGACCAGGTTGCGCTGTACCGGCCGGACGGGTCGAGCGACGCGCACGGCTGGGCTGAGCCGGGCAGCTCGCCGCCGCGCTGGTGCGGGACCGGGAACCTCCAGCTCGCCCCGGCCGACTCGGACCCGCTAGCGAGCGGCGGGGGCGGGCGCGGGCCGCACGCCCCTGCCGCTGTTCCCGGCGGGAACCTGTTCCTGCCGCTGTCGGCGGAACCGGCCGAGGGGGACACGGCAGTCATCCGGGGGCAGCCGTGGACGCTGAGCCAGGTCCGGTATGTCGCCGACCCGGTAGGGACCGGGCTCGACTGCTGGGCCGCGATCGCGACGGGGCCGCGCGATGGCTGACGCCGTGTTCACGGTCACCGACGCGAAGGCGCGGCGGCTCGTCGTCCAGCAGGACATCCGGGCGATCGCCGGGCGGCTCGCCGCCGACGCCAGGGCGAACACCCCGACCAACACGGGCGCGATGGCCGCCGGGTGGCGGGTCGTCCCCGGCCGCGAGCCCGGTACGTCGCTCGTCGTCAACGATGTCCCGCACTCCGTCTACGTGGAGCACGGAACCCGGCACATGGCCGCCCGAGCTCCGCTCGGCCGGGCGCTCGCCGCCGCGAGGTCGCGATGACCATGCCGGTGATCGCCGTCCCCGACCTTGAGGCGCACCTGTGGGCGCAGCTCGGCGGGCTCAAGGGCGTTACGTCCTTCGCCTACGCCGCGCAGCCGTGGGACCGCGCCGGGTGGGTCTACGCCCAGTTCGTGCAGGTCGATGCGCGGCACAAGACCAAGCAGGCGGCCCGCGACCTGGCCGAGCAGGTCCGGCAGCTCGTGATGGGGCTGCCCGAAATCCCCTGGGCGGGCGGCTGCGTCTGCTACGTCCAGGCCGTCGAGGGGCCGGCGTGGCTCCCCGACGACGACGGCGCACCGCGCTACACGGCGCGCTATGAGGTCCGAGTCCATCCCCCCCGCGCGGCCACGGTTCGCGCGGACCCGTAGGAAGGAACCCCAGCCATGCCCCCAGCACCGGCAGCGCCCACCCTCAACCCGAGCGAAGTGCAGGTCGGCACCGCTAACGGGCCGGGTATCTATCTCGCCCCGGCGGGCACCGCGCCGCCCGACGACACCGAAGACGACTGGGAGGACCCGTGGCGCATCCTCGGCTACCTCAGCGACGACGGGCCGACCGTGGGATCGAGCACCGACAGCGAGGACATCACCCCGTGGCAGTCGGTCGTCCCGCTCCGCTCGGTGATCACCGGCCGCCAGATCACGCTACAGTTCGTGCTCTGGCAGCTCAACGCCGTGACCCTCGCGCTGTATTTCGACGCTGAGGAGCCCACCCCCGACGCTGACGGGGCGATCGACATGGAGCTGAGGACCGACGCGCCGCAGCGCATCCACGCGATCGGCATCGACTCGGCCGACGCCGAGCGGACATTCCGTATCGCGTTCTCCCGCGCGTCGCTGTCCGGCGCTGGCGATATGCAACTGACCAGGGGCGCGGCGGTGCCGCTGGATGTCACACTGTCCGCGCTGGACGACGGCGGGCTACTCGGCTACGTCAAGCTCGGCCCGCGCGCCACTGGCGGTGCGGCGCCGCTCGACTCTAAGTCCGTCAAGGCCCGCGCCGGGTCGGCGGCGTGACCGGGGCTGGCGCCAAGGGGAACCCGGACAATCTGTTCGACCTCGAAGCGGCGGCGGAAGCCGCAGCGGGCGAGGCCGGGGGGCAGCCGTTCGTGTTCTCCTACAAGGGCGCTTCCTACGACATCCCGGCGGGCCGGGACTGGCCTGTCGCCGCGCTCGCCGCGCTCGCGGCTGGCGAGCTGGAGACCGCGCTTTCGGCGCTGCTCGGCGAGGCGAACTACGTCAAGCTGACCGACGCGGGGCTGACGGTCGGCGAGCTGAACGCGCTATTTACGGCGGTCGGCAAGAAGGCCGGTTTCCCGAGC